GGGATGTTGTTGAAGGTGACTTTAGATCAAATGCTACACAAGGTGCAAAAGTAAAACCTTTTAAATTAACTAAACTAGAAGAAGATCAATGTATTCATGCTGCCAAAGCAATAGGTGGTATTTTTTGTGGTGTTGATTTCATACCATCAAAAGATAGAAAAAATATAAAACCTTTTATGTTAGAAGTAAATCATTCGCCAGGCACAGAGGGTATTGAAGAAGCAACTGGTAAAAATATATCAAATATTATACTAAAACATTTTTTAGATAAAAATAAAAGATATACTGTGCCTAGAGATTGTGGATTTTTAGAAACAGTTTCTATAAAACCATGGGGACCTATTATTGCAAAGTTTGATACAGGTAATTCATCTTTGCCAGTTATACACGGTGATGATATAGAATTAAAAGGTAAAACTGTATCATTCACATTGTTTGATAAACGAGTTAGTTTACCTCATGTTAAAACTATGAAAGTTAATTTAGGTGGTTTAAGAGATTATTCAGAGGAAAGACATACAGTAAAACTAGACATGGATTTTGCTGGCAAGATATATAAAGATATAGAGTTTACTGTTGATGATAGACGCAACAGAACTAGGATTCTTCTCAATCGTAATACAATGAGAAGATTAAACGTTATCGTAGACCCACAACGTAAATATATGATAACCACTAAATTAGAGGTGAAAGAAAATGAATAACAGAAAAATGATGTATGATGCTGCTGTAGCACATGCTAAAGGTCATATCGAAAAACATAAAACAAATGTTGAGATATATTTTAATCAATCTGTTGGTATTGGTGAGCATAGTGATATTATGGAAACTATAGAAAAAGAATTAAACATGATAGCACAATACCATGATCAACTTGAAGTGCTAGAAAAATATTTTAAAGATACTACAATTTAGCTTGACTTTTTTAGTCATAAGTGATATAATATAATTTTATTATGCGATTTTATACGAATGTAACGCCGTATGGCGATAATTTATTAGTTAGAGGTTTTGAGAACGGTGAAAGATTTGAAGACCGTATATCATGGACACCTAGACTATATTTACCTACGAGAGGCGAATCAAAATACAAATCACTAGATGGTAAAAAACTAGCGCCTAAAACATATACATCTATAAAAGACGCAAGACAGGCGATTAGAAGATATCAAGACCACACAAACTTTATTTACGGCACGGATAGATTTCAATATCAATATATTTCAGACGCATATCCTGGTTATGTAAAATATGAAAGAGAAAAACTTCGTATCTATACAATAGATATTGAGGTTACTGCTGAACAAGGTTTTCCTAATGTTAATCAGGCAGTAGAAGAAATGATTTGTATTACTGTGAAAGATCATAATACAAAAAATATTTTAGTTTGGGGTCTTGTTGACTTTCAAGTAAAACAAAAAAATGTTCACTATGTAAAATGTAAAGGTGAAAAAGATTTACTTATACAATTTCTAAAATTCTGGTCTAAGTATCCACCTGATATTATCACAGGTTGGAATAGTAAATATTTTGATATACCTTATCTTGTCAATAGAATGAAAAAGATAATAGGTGAAAGTGCTGTAAAAAGATTATCGCCTTGGAATGTTATTGATGAAGATACTGCATATGTACGAGGTAAATCACAAACATTTTTTAGACTACTAGGCATTGCACAACTTGACTATCTGCAACTCTATACAAAGTTTACAATTAAAGCACAAGAAAGATATACTCTTGATCATATTGCATTTGTAGAACTAGGTGAACGTAAAGATGAAAACCCTTATGACACTTTCAAAGAGTGGTATCAACAAGACATACAATCTTTTATAGATTATAATATTGTTGACGTTGAACTAGTTGATAAACTAGAAGACAGATTACAACTAATTGATCTAGCAATAACAATGGCATATAATGCCAAGGCAAACTATGAAGATGTATTTTCACAAGTTAGAATGTGGGATACAATTATTTACAATGAATTATTAAAATATGATATAGTAATACCTATGCGTGACATGACCCCTAGAGAACACAAAGAAGAATTAGTAGGTGCATATGTAAAAGATCCTAACGTAGGTTTTCATGATTGGGTTGTATCTTTTGATTTGAACTCACTATATCCTCACTTAATTATGCAATATAATATTTCACCTGAAACAATGTTTCCTGAAAAGAGACCTGTTAATCAAGATGATTTACTGAATAAAAGAATAGACACAAGTGATGGTAATTGTTTAGCGGCAAACGGTGCCATGTTTAAAAGAGATAAACAAGGCATGTTACCTAGAATTATACAAAAAGAATATGATGATAGAGTTACATTTAAAAAGAAGATGTTAGAAGCAGAACAAATGTATGCTGACACTAAAGATAAAAAATATGAAAAACTTGCAAGAAAATATTATATCATACAACACTCTAAAAAGATTTCATTGAATAGTGCCTATGGTGCAATAGGTAATCGATACTTTAGATATTATGATCATAGACAGGCAGAAGCAATAACATTGTCAGGTCAATTGAATATTAAATGGATTGAAAAGAAACTAAACGAATACTTTAACAAATTATATAAAACAAAAAGTGATTATATCATTGCCTCTGATACTGATTCAGTTTATATCAATATGGCACCACTTGTAAAAATGACAGGTGCGACAGATAAGAATAAAATAGTAAAAGCATTAGATAAGTTTTGTAGTGAAAGATTAGAACCTTATATTGCAGATTGTTATGACGAACTAGGTAAATACATGAATGTGTTTCAAAACAAGATGGTTATGAAACGAGAAGTTATTGCTGACAAAGGTATCTGGACTGCGAAGAAAAGATATATTCTTAATGTTCATAACTCAGAGGGCGTGCAATATCCAGAACCTAAATTAAAGATTATGGGTATCGAGGCAATAAAAACTTCAACACCTTTACCTTGTCGTGAAAAAATGAAAGAGGGTTTTAAAGTTATTATGGGTGGCGATCAAAAAGAAATGAAAGACTTTATTGTAAACTTTCGTAGAGACTTTGAATTACTACAACCTGAAGATATTGGTTTTCCTAGAAGTGTTAACGGCACAGGTAAATATAAAGATGATACATCTATTTACAAGAAAGGCACACCTATGCATGTCAAAGGTGCGTTGATTTATAATCACTTACTTAAACAATATAAATTAGAACACAAATATCCTAAAATTATGAATGGTGATAAAATACGATTTGTTCATTTAAGAAAAAACAAATGGAATGCAAATGTTATTACTTTCGTTTCTAAGTTGCCTAAAGAATTTGATATGCATGGTATCATAGATTACGAACATCAATTCAATAAAGCATTTATGGAACCAATGAGATTTATACTTGACGCAATTAGATGGCGAATAGACGCCTCTGGCGGTAATACAGTTGAGGACTTTTTTGCATGATAGATTTTACACCTTATTTAAATGATGATAGATTGCCTGTTATGAATACAGATCAGTTTAATTATATTACAGAAAAATATGGCAAAGAAAAATTTAGAGAAGAACTATCAGAATATATCTCACAAGCAAGACCACCTTTTCCTTTCAAAAAAATATCTGAAAAAGATATGATTAAAAATTTTCTTGACTTGAAATCTTTTGATACAAGTAAAAATATAAAATCAAAAGATGACATAGAAAAAACTGTATTTGAAAAGTATGATGATTACAAATATTCTTTTGAAAAATATGGTTTAGGTTTAATTGATTGCTCTAGTGTTTATAATACAGTATCAAATTATTTTATGCAAGAGTTAAGATTAAATTGTGGTAGTTATGGTTTTAGAGCACCAGTAGATGTGTGGCAAAATGGTAATGCAAAAGATATATGGCGTTGTTTTGGTCCTATATGGCGAGGCATTAATACTAACAATACGTTAGATGAAAAAGTTTACATGAGTGCATTTAGATTAGGCACATATATTGCAACACAATTTAAACCTGTTGTTGCAAAAACAATATATGAAATGACTAATGCGAAAACTGTTCTTGATACTTCTATGGGTTGGGGTGATAGACTTGCAGGATTCTATGCTTCAAATGCAACACACTATATTGGTTGTGATCCTAATCCTAATACATTTAAAATATATCAAGAAATGATAAAAGTTTTTGATAAACTTACTAATAACAAAAAGACAACACAAATATATAATTGTGGTGCAGAAGATTTGCCTTGGGATGAAATTAATAATGTAGATTGTGCCTTTACATCACCACCATATTTTTCTACTGAAAGATATAATGAAGGCGGTGAAAAAGAAGAATTACAATCATGGGCAAAGTTTAACGAGTATGATAGATGGCGTGACGACTTCTTTTTACCTGTAAGTGAACAATGTATTAACAAATCAAAACATACACTTATCAATATCATGGATCCTAAAATAAAAGGTAAAAGATATAGAACAGGTGACGAGTTATGCGATAAGTATAACGAGAAGTTTAAAGGTCAAATAGGTATGAGAATAATGCAACGACCTAAGAGTGACAAATTGTTCAAAAATGAACAAGAGAAAAAAGAATTTATGAATAATATATTCATAGAGAACATATGGTATTTTTCAAACGAAAGTATTGATTTATTTAAAAAAACAACGTTAGATGAATTTTTTGCTTGATTTTATGAGAGGAGTGTGATATAATGAAAGAACTTATGGAAAAACTAAATGAACAAAATATAACAGTAGCAGATTATGCTACTATGATTAAAATAATGCAAGCGTCTCTACAACGAGGTGCTATTCGTATAGATGAATGTACAACTGTAGGAAAACTATACGAAAAGATAAAATTCGTAGCAGAGAAACAACAAAAGGAGAATGAGAATGCCGGACTTTCTAAAACAGATAATTAAAGAAACAGGAAATGAATATGCTTCACTAGTAAGTGAAGGTGTAGAAGCAGGTGATGTAGATACATTCATTGATACAGGTTCATATCATTTTAATGCTTTATTGTCTGGTAGTATTCATGGCGGTATACCTTCTAATAAAATAACTGCTCTTGCAGGTGAAAGTGCAACAGGTAAAACTTTCTTTGTATTAGGTATGTGTAAATCTTTTTTAGATAATAATCCTGACGCAGGTGTTATTTACTTTGAAAGTGAAAGTGCATTAAC